GTCAGCCGCGATCAGCGGTACAACCAGGTGGGCAAGATCAAGCATTTGATCACCGGCAAGACGGTGCGCATGGAGTCGAAGTTCATCAATGGCTGGGAAGAAGCCAACCACATGAACGCGGTGTTCCTGAGCAACGAGATCATGCCGTGGCCCATCAGCGAAAGCGACCGCCGAATGCTGGTGATGTGGCCCGAACTTACCCTGCCGGCAGACCGCCAGAAGGCTATCGGCCAGGAGCTGAAGAACGGCGGAGTCGCGGCACTGTATGGCTGGCTGTTGTCGATTGACCTCGGCGACTTTGACCAGCGCACCCGGCCACCAAGTACGGCGGCACGTGAACGGCTGGTGGCATTGAGTCGGGCCGGCTGGCAGACATTCCTCAACCTTTGGAAGTACGGCGAGCTGGGGCGTGATTTGTGGGGCGTGTGTCTTTCGACCGATCTCTATTCGCTGTTTCTGGAATGGTGCCACCGCAACAAAGAGCACGTGATGAGCCAGACGAAGTTTTCACTGTTCATCGGTTCCGAAGTGGATAAGACCCGATCTATTCCTTGGACTGAAGGCAGCAATCGGCGGTTTGGTGCTTTTTTCTTTCCGAGCGATCCCGGCGCTTCCCAGCCCCCATCACTGAAGGCGGCCGATCTGGGCAAGACCGTCAGCGACTGGCGTGCCCAGGCAAAGTTGGCCGGCTGGAACGTGGATAACTGGGAACACGTGAAGGCGGCTGCAGCATGAATACGCCTAATAGTGTGTTGGGTGTGTCGGGTGTGTGTCGGGTTGGTTTTGGCTACCCAGCACAGTTTCGAGGCGTTGATTACGCGGGTTTGCGGGCTGCGTGTTGGGTGTGTTGGGTTTGGCGTCGCGTGCGCGCATGCATGACGTTATTCGCAGCGAAAATAGAGTGCAGAAATTTTTCTTATGCGAGAGCAGAAAAACCCCACAAACCCAACACACTCAACACAGACAGATTGAAAGTATTGATTTTAAAAAGATTTATTTGTGTTGGGTTTGTGTTGGGGTGTGGGTTTTCTGTGTTGGGTTCGATTGTTCGGGGGGAAGGGCGATGATCGGGGCAATGGAAGCGGTTTTGAAGCACTGGGGTGAGCAATGCCGACTGAACGGTGAGAGCGGCGGTATGGGCAGCCCGATGGCGACCATCATGGAGTGGGGTGGGTCTGCACCTCGCGGTACACCGGGATCGCGGATCATCTTGGGTGCCGGCGCTGGGCCTGATGCGATTGCCCAGCAAGTTGGGGCTGCGCTGTCGGAAATCGGGCGGCAGGATGAGCAGGGTGAACGATTGATGCGGTTGGCCGGTTTGCGTTATGGCGATCATCCGGCGCCGACCTGGTTGATGCAGTTGCATCTGTTGGGGGTCGAGTCTAGGGCGAAACAGACTTACTACGACCAGGTGCATCGCTTGCATGAGCGGCTGCTTGTTGTGCTGGCCGAGCGTGAAGATGCCCGTCAGTGGCTTACCGCTGGTCGGGGCGTTTTGCCTCAAAGTCTCCTCAAAGTTGCGTCAAAGTTGCGTCGAGTTGGATAACCGAAAATGCCCCCTTTTCGGTTCCGTACTCAAGGGGTAAAAAGTCACCACGATATGAAATTTGCGCCTTGGGGCTGACCTCGCACGTGCTGTGCAGCTTCACCCGGCCACCCCTGAGCCGGTCACCTAACCCCGCTTCGGCGGGGTTTTTATTTTCGGCCCACTGGGTGTCTGCAATGGAGAATCAGCATGAGCGAGCCGGCAACTATTGTCGTAGCCGGTGGTGTGGGACTGGCTGCTACTGGGCTGGTGGCGGGTGTCGATATGCTCGCAGTGATCGGCGCGCTGGCTGGCTCGCTGGTCTTCTTCACCACGACTGAGGAACTGCCCGTATGGAAGCGAGTGTTGTTCCTGCTCGTGTCTTTCGTGATGGGTTACATGTTCGCCCCTGGCATGGCCGAGGTTGAGTTGTTCGGTGTCAGGCCCTTCAAGTTCACCGGGCCGGCGGCCTTCGGTGCTTCGGTTGTGGTTGTCACCGTTGCCCTGGCTGTCATCAAGCGGCGCGGCCTCGTTGCTGATGAGCAAGGGAGGCAGGATGGATAGTCAACTGGTGCAGCAGGTACTGACACAGGCCACCTTCTGGTTGTGTATCGCGTTGTTCGTTCGACTGTTTACGTTCAAGAGGCACGGTGCTCGGTTCCGGCGGAACATGAGTTGCCTCGCTTGGTTGGTGATGGTCGCGTCGGGTTCAGCCGTGGTTTACATCGGCAAGGGTCTGTTGGTCATGCCGCATAACTCTTGGCCGCTGGTGATTCTGCTTGCTGTGTTCGTAGGTTCTGTCTGCAAGAGCTCAGGGAACCTCGCGCGTGTATGGAAGATGGGCTGATGAGCGCAATCTCTGATGAGCGGCGCGGGAGCAGTACGGAGCGGGGGTATGGGTACAAGTGGCAGAAGTCCCGCGATGGGCATTTGCGTAATCATCCCTATTGCACGATGTGCTCGACTGATCAGCGGCCAGTTGCGGCGACGATTGTCGACCACAAGATAGCGCCCAAGTTGAAGGATGCTAAGGACAGTGGCGACCCGGTTCGCATCAAGGCTGCCTGGAAGCTGTTCTGGAATCCGAAGAACTGGGCGAGCCTGTGCAAATTCTGTCATGACTCCACCAAGCAGAGGATGGAGAAGAGCGGTCGGCTTCCTGGCTGCGGGGTTGATGGTCGGCCGGTCGATCCGGGGCATCACTGGAACCGCTGACCGTCCGCGTCTGACGCACCCAAAAATGTCACCCCCCCCTAGGGTAGGGGGGGTGAAAAACTTCTTTCGGACTTCGTTCTAGACCGCTCGCCCCCCTCGCTTCGCAAAGTCGGGAAAAATGAGGGGAGGGGGGTATCAATAGGCAGGGGTATTTATGGCCGGAAACGGAAACTCGGGTCGCCCTGGAAAACCAGCGGTGCTCAAACTTTTGCAGGGCAATCGGGGCCGGGAAAATCTCGATGATCTGCTGGCCGAAGCAACAACGCCAACGGTCCCCGTTGGGTCGCCGTCAATGCCAGACGTCCTGTCGGTAGAGGCAATTGAAGAATGGGAACAATTGATACCAGCATTGATCTCCCTCGGTATCGTTTCACACCTGGATTCGATGGCGCTGGCGACTTATTGCCAGGCCGCGGCTGACTGGCGCCGCTACCAACGGCTGATCACCAGGCGCAACGCTGAATCCGATGACGAACTGGGCGGCGATATCCAGACCTTCAAAACTGGCGCGCAGCAAATGCACGTCCTCCGCCAGCTGGCGAACGACGCCGAAAAGCGCGCCAACGCCGCCGGCGCCCAGTTCGGCATGTCGCCAATGTCCCGGCGCAACCTGAAAACTGCCCCGGCCCCGCAAGGTGATCTATTCCCAAATGCCCAACGAGACGCTGCAGACAAGTACTTCAGCTGACGACCGAGTCACTGGCTTCGCCCACGCCGTCCTGGCTGGCGAACACGTCGCCGGCCCCAACGTCCGTAACGCCTGTAAACGCCACCTTCGAGATCTTGAGCACGGCCCGTCTCGCGGTTTGGTCTGGGATCTTGAACGTGTCAACCGCGCCCTCGGCTTTTTCGAAGACGTTCTTTGCCTCAACGGTGGCGACTATGAGGGCATGCCTTTCATGCTCGCACCCTGGCAGGCCTTTGTTGTTGGCAGTTTGTTCGGTTGGATGACCATTGATGGTTATCGCCGCTTCAGACTCGGTTACATCGAGACCGGGAAAGGGTCGGGCAAGAGCCCGTTGGTTGCTGGCATCGGCCTTTATGGGTTGGTGGCCGACGGTGAGCAGCGCGCCGAAATCTACGCTGCTGCCACCAAGCGCGACCAGGCAATGATCCTGTTTCGTGATGCTGTGTCGATGGTCGACATGTCGAAGAAACTTCGCTCGCGACTTGTTCAGTCGGGTCGTGATGAGAAGGTCTGGAACCTGTTCTATCCGAACACCAATTCCTTTTTCCGTCCCATCAGCGCCGACGAAGGGAAGTCCGGCCCGCGGCCGCATATTGGTTTGCTTGATGAGCTGCACGAGCACAAGACCGCATCCACCGTGAACATGATGCGCGCCGGTACAAAGAACCGCCGTAAAGCCATGGTGGTGATGATCACCAACAGCGGCTCTGACAAGAAGACGGTCTGCGGCCAGTACCACGATCTCGGCGTCCGGATCTGTGCGGCCATCGAAGAGGACGACAGTTTCTTCGCCTTCATCTGCTCGCTGGATGAAGGCGATGACCCGTTCAAAGATGAAGCCTGCTGGCCCAAGGTCAACCCCTCATTGGACTACATTGCCGAAGGGCAGAGCGATGGCATCCCCGGCCGCAAGTACCTGCGTGAGCAGGTCCAGTCGGCCCGGGGGTTGCCGGCTCAAGAGTCGGTGGTGCGCCGTCTCAACTTCTGCGAATGGACGCAAGCCGATGCCCCGTGGATTTCGTGGGGCGTTTGGAAGCAAGCCGAAGAGCGCGTGCCAATGCGGCTCCTACGCAACCGCCGTTGTGTCGGCGGGCTCGACCTTGCCAGCACCACCGACTTGACCGCATTCGTCCTGATCTTCTGGCCAGCCCCACACGACCCGCACTGGCGACTACTGCCGTACTTCTGGATCCCGGATGACGACCTGCAAGGGCGCGAGGATCGCGACAAGGTGCCCTACGCCATGTGGGTTAAAGATGGGCACCTTGAAACAACCCCGGGCCGGGCCATCAGCAAACTGCATGTGCTGCGTCGCCTGGTCACGATCTGCGCCTACTTCGACGTGGAGCGCATCGCTTATGACCGCTGGCGCATTGAAGACCTGCTGCAACTGATGTCCGAATACGACATCTCGCTACCGGAAATGGTGGGCTTCGGCCAGGGCTACAAGGACATGGGGCCTGCGGTTGATGAGTTTGAACGCCGCTTGCTGGGTCTGGCCCCTGAGCAGGACGTGATCGATCTTGATCCCGCTGACTGGGAGGTTATCGAAAGCGAGACAGTTGAAACCCTGCGGCACGACGGCAACCCGGTAATGACCTGGTGCGCCGGCAACGCGGTGATCGTTTCCGATCCAGCCAACAACCGAAAGGCCGACAAGGCCAAGGCGACCGGGCGGATCGACGGCATCGTCGCATCCATCATGGCCGTCGGCATCAGCAGCAAGGCTGCTGGGCCGAGTGGCAAATCCATCTACGACGAAGGGGCGGGGATATGAAATTGAGCTTCCTGTCATGGGTGGCTGGGCTGCTGGGCTTCGCCCTGCTGGTGTACGGCGTGGCAATGATCAGCGCGCCGGCTGCCTGCATCGTCGCCGGTGTTGCCCTGATGGCATGGTCATTCCTTGCCGATCGCGCATCCGCTGCACTGAAAGCTAAATCCAAACCGCAAGGAGGTTGAGCATGTTCTTTTCAAGCGTGCTCGGCGAAGGGCGCGGAAATCTAACGGAAGCGGGCGGGGGATTTTGGCGCGGGCTTCTGGGTGGTGGTCGCAACAGTTCCGGCGTGAAGGTCACGCCCGAATCAGCGTTGGGTCTACCGATCCTGCAAAACTGCGTGACGCTGCTGGCCGAGACCATGGGGCAATTGCCCTGCGAGATGTACCGGCGATTGGAAAAAGGCCAGCGCGAAGCGGCCATCAACCACCCGGCCTATGACGTGCTTCGGTACCAGCCGAACGGTTTTCAGACCCCGTACGAATACCGGGAGTGCACGCAAGGTGCTGCCGGGCTGCGGGGCAATGCTTACAGCTTCATTGATCGACGGGACGACGGAAACGTCACCGCGCTTTGGCCGTTGTGCAATGACAAAGTGCAGGTGCTGAAGGGGGGCGACATGTTGCCGTATTACCGGATCAGCGGAGGCGAAGCGCTGCCAATGCGCATGATTCATCACGTGCGGTGGTTCAGTACCAACCATTACGTGGGGCTGTCGCCGATCGAAGTGCACGCCGAATCGCTGGGACTGGCACAGGCCGTGAGGCAGTACACGGGCAAAAGCTTCGCCAATGGCGTGACCGTCTCCGGTGTGATCGAGCGACCACGCGAGGCGCCGGCGATCAAGGATCAGGGCAGCATCGATAAGATTGTCGATCAGTGGGGGCAGAAATTTGGCGGCATGGACAACGCCAAAAAGGTTGCGCTGCTGCAGGAGGGCATGACCTTCAAACCCGTCTCCATGAACAACGTTGACGCCGAGGTGTTGGGGATTCTCAAAACCACCGGCACCGACATTGCTCGGATCTACAAAATCCCGTTGCCCATGGTCAACGACCTGGAGAAGTCCAACTACAACACCCTTGAGCAACTGATGATTCAGTTCGTGGTGTTCGCCCTGTTGCCGTGGGTCAAGCGTCACGAGCAATCGATGATGCGTGACTTCCTGTTGCCTGCGGACCGACGCGAATACTTCATCGAATTCAACTTGTCCGGCCTGCTGCGCGGCGACCAGAAGAGTCGTTATGAAGCCTACGCCATCGGGCGTCAGTGGGGCTGGCTCAGCGTCAACGACATCCGGCGGTTGGAGAACATGCCGCCGGTACCAGGTGGCGATATCTATCTGCAACCGCTGAACATGGTGGACGCGGGCAAGGGTGCCCCCGACCTGACTAAACCCAACGTGCGAGCACAGCTCGAACTGCAGCACGCTGAAATCGAGAGGATGTTGGCGCAATGAAACACTACCTGCGAGCCTCCAGCCTGCTGTTCAATCAGCCGCTGTTGGTCACGCCTGACATGTTGGACCTCGGCGTACGCTGGGCCAACCAGGCAATGAGCTTGAACATCGTCAACATTGGCGCCGTAACAGGTGCCGGTCTCTGGTCCGATGATGGCTTGGATCGCATCGCCCAGCGTGAAGAAGAGCGCCGCACAGCAATTGCACGTACCGGTATCGAAGTGATTCCGGTCAGTGGCGTGTTGGTCAGTCGCGGCAGTCACGTCAGCATGTGCGAGACGATGACCAGCTATGAAACACTGCGGGCTCAGATTCGCAACGCTGTCGCGGATCCGATGGTCGAGCGCATCGTGTTGGATATCGACAGCCCGGGCGGTTCTGCCGTCGGTGCGTTCGAGCTGGCTGCCGACATTCGTGCCATGGCCCAGCAAAAACCCATCACCGGCATCGTCAACTTCATGGCCTACAGTGGCGGCTACCTGATCGGTGCCGCGTGTAGCGAACTGGTGGTAAGCCAGACCAGTGGCGTCGGTTCGATCGGTGTCATCGCCAGCCACATGGACCGATCCAAACAAGAGGAAGGGATGGGCGTCAAGGTGACTACGGTGTTTGCCGGCGCTCACAAAAACGACCTTAGCCCTCACGAGCCGTTGAGCGACCAGTCGCTCAAGTACCTCAACGATGTTGTGCAGGAGAGCTATCAGCTCTTCGTCAATGCGATTGCCGACTACCGGGGGCTCTCAGTGCAGCAGGTCATTGCCACTGAGGCGGGCCTATACCGAGGGCAGGCTGGTATCGCGGCGGGCCTTGCTGATCGCATGCAGAGCCCGCAACAAGCCGTCGATGATTTATCCAACTCGGTGGCATTGAGCCGAGCGAATCGCCAGCAAGGCCGGCTTTCGGTTCGAGCAGCCGCACTGAATTTTCAAACCCAGATCTGACCGCGTTCGCGGCAGTCGTTCGAAGCCCGCCATGTGCGGGTTTTTTTATGCCCAGGAGGCACCATGTCCCTTGTACTTCAATTGCGTAGCGAACGCGCCAAACTCAATGAGTCGCTACAGGCTCTGGCGAAACTTGAGTCTGGTGGTGAAACCTTATCGGCTGAGCAGCTGACTCAATTCACCAGTCTGGAAGCTCAGTTCAATGCGCTGACCGACAAGATCAGCCGCGCCGAACAGGCCGAGCGAATGGCTGCGGCCAGTGCGGTGCCGATCAGTGAGTCGGCGCAAGGCCGTACCGGCCCACCACCGGGTTACATTTCCGGGTCGGGTCCAGCCGATGCGCCTGGTGTGCGAATGGCCCAAATGGTCCGTTTGCTTGCTGCCGCGGGGGGCAATCAGCACCAGGCGGCTCAAATGGCAGAACAGGGAGGCTACTCCACCGACGTTGCCATGGCGTTGAGCACCGTAACACCGGGCGCCGGTGGTGTGCTGGTCCCCCAAAACTTTGCGACCGAGATCATCGAGGCCCTGCGCCCGATGTCGGTTGTGCGCAAGATGGGTACCCGTAGTTTGCCGTTGAACAATGGCAACCTGACGATGCCGCGTATCACTGGCAACACCATCGTGACCTACATCGGTACCGAGACCGATATCCCGATCACCGGCATGACGTTCGCTGATACAAAGCTATCCGCAAAAAAAGCGGCCGCGATTGTGCCCATCTCGAATGACCTGATTGCTAATGCCGGTATCAGCCCGCGCATCGACGACATCGTTGTGAACGACCTGGCGGTGTCGATGGGGCTTTCGGAAGACTTGCACTTCATCCGCGCCGATGGCACCGGCACGCTCCCCAAAGGTATGCGCTATTGGGCGCAAGCGTTCAACGTCCTGACCGCTCCCGACATTGCCACCATCACCCTGGAAAAAATCGATCTGTTCTGCGGCGGCATGATGCTTCGCATCGAAACGGCCAACGTGATGATGAAGGACTGCGGCTGGTTGATGCATCCGCGCGTGTTCCGCTGGTTGCAGTCGCTGCGTGATGGCAATGGCAACAAGGCCTATCCGGAAATTGAACAGGGCCTGTTCAAGGGTTATCCGGTGGGTCTGAGCAATCAGATCCCGGTCAACCTTGGCGCTGGTGGCAACGAGACCGAATTCTACTTCGTCAACTTCGCCGACATGATGATCGGCGAGGACATGGACCTGACGATCTCGTTCAGTAACGAGGCCTCGTATAAGGACTCCGAGGGCAACATGGTCAGCGCTTTCCAGCGTGACCAGACTTTGGTCAAGGTTATTGCCAAACACGACTTCGGTCCGCGCCACGTGGAGTGCATCGTGGTCGCCGTCGCCGTGAAATGGGGCGCTGGCATGTAATCCTTTTGCCCCGCTACGGCGGGGCTTTGCATATCTGAGGTCGAAAAGATGAGCGATAAAGTTGTTGTGCGGTTTCTGAAAGCCTGGCGCGGTTACTCGGCTGACGAGTTGGCAGGATTCGACGAAGAGGTCGTTGAGGGTCTGAAGTCGAAGGGTTTTGCTGAGGTCTACGAAAAGCCAAAAGCCGGTAAGGCGGCCTCGTCAAAAGCCAGTGGTGCAAAAAATTCTGGTGAAGCGGTCGCGACCAGTTCGACCACTGAGTCATCGGGCGCGGCGCCAAGCGGTGCTGAGGGCGGCGAGGGTAATTCTGGTACCGATGACGACGCGAAGCCGTAAGCCATGGCCCGTCGAATCGAGTACTTCGGCGATCCGGCTCTGACCCTGGCGCAGGTAGCTTTCCAGTGCCGGGTTGAGCCAGAAGATATGGAACCGGCGTTTATTGAGCAAATCATCATCCCTGGCGTAACCACTCAATGCGAATCGAAGACGGGCGCTGCAATCCGTGGAGCGACATACGAAGAGGACTGGCCGGCTACCTTTACGTCTGGGCATGCCCTGGACGTTGGGCAGGCCAGCGAGATTGTCTCGATCATGTCGCAGCAGAGTGATGGCACATGGGCGGTGCTGCCCGTGACGTTTGAGTTGCAGCAAGGGCAGCGTGAAAGCTTTCTGTTTTTCTCCGGCTCTCGCCCTGCTGGTCCGCTTCGGATTCGCTATAAGGCGGGGCTCGACCTTGAACTTTATCCGGGCGTTCGCAACTGGCTGCTGATGGCAGCGGCAACAATCTACCGTCATCCGGAGTTGTTCCTCGTAGGTCAGACATTGTCTGAGTTGCCGTCAGCATTTCTTGACCACCTGATAGCGGATATCACTGTTCCTCCGAGGTTCTGAATATGACCGTGCGCGATATAACCATGCGCGAGCCAAGTGCTGGCGAGTTGGACCGGCGTATCACGCTGCGGCTAAGGGCGGACATTCCAGCGCCGGACCTGGGACTTAACTCTTTGTTCTCCGACCAGAAAAAGCGTTGGGCAAAGATCGAGCCGGTCGGCTCCGCTGTCTACGCGAACGGAGTGCAGACCGACGTCAAGATCACTCACAGGGTGACCTTCTACTACCTGAAAGGCATGAGTGAATCGCATGAAATCGTGCACGGGACCACGGTTTATCGCGTGCGAAGGGTCACAGACATGAACGGTAGGCGTCGTTACACCTTGCTTGAGGTTGAAGAGTTGGGTCCGGAAAAAGTTGGGGGCGGCATCTATGGCTAAGTCCGGCGCGCTTGAGGGTTACTTGCACATCGAGGGTTTTGACCAGTTCGGTCGCGAAGCCTTCGACAAGAAAAAGATCCGCGCCGGCATGCGCAAAATTGGCCGATTGGTCACCCAACGCGCACAGCTGAACCTGGCTCTGGGCAAGGGTAAGGACGGCTACCCGGTCAGTCGAACCGGGACCACCCTGGAATCAATCACCGCCAAGGTGTCGCGCTCGGGTTTTATGGTCAAGATCGCGCCGCGCAAGACCAGTGCAATGAAAACTTACTATCCGGCCTTCCTGCACTACGGGGTGAAGCGCGGTAGGCGCTTGGGCAGGTTGGCACCGGGGCAAGGCAAGGGCAAATCCAACCGTCGCGCCAAGGGCGCGCGTGCCGCTGCCATGGCCGAACGTGCCGCCGGTGAATGGCGGATCAAGCCGCGCGACAACTACATGGTCGACGCGCTGCAGGATTCGGCGTCGCAGGTGCAATCCATTCTCTCGGCCGCGTTTGAGGCCGCCTTGGGCTGAGCCCTGGAGCCAATATGAAACTGAGCCCTATCGTCGCGCAGCTGCGCGCTTACTGTCCGACCTTTGTCCAACGGGTCACCGCTGGCATCGATTGGGATGCGGTGGTGGACAGCGCCCATCTCGCCTTGCCGGCGGCCTATGTTATCGCCGCGGCCGATGTGGCAGGGGATAACCGGACACAGACTGGTGTGCTGCAGGACATGACGGACCTGTTCAGTGTGGTCGTCGTGCTGGAGTCCGGTGACGAGCGCGGGCAGGCGGCGAACGACGCTCTGCACGATTTGCGCGCCGAGCTCTGGCGCGCATTAGTCGGCTGGGTGCCTGGCGCCGAATACAGCCCTATCGAATACGTTAAGGGTGAGCTGCTGCACATCAGCCGGTCGCGCACCGTGTATCAGTACAGCTTTATCGCCGATTTCCAGCTGGGGCGTAACCGTCCGGGCGATCCGGCCGAAACCTGGCATGAGCGCGCGCTCGACGGCCTGCCGGGCTTTAACGGCATCACTGTCAACATGGACTGCATCGATCCCGCAGATCGCAACCTGCAGCACCCCGGCCCGGATGGGCGTATCGAAGTGACTTTCTCTGGAGACGTAACCCCATGACTCAACGTATCACTGTGGTGCCGGCCGTTGGCCGCGCCGTGCCCGACCCGGAGGCCGGCGACCTGTTACCGCTCGAAGGCCGGGAGGTTCCCGACAACGCCTGGTGGCGCCGCCGCCAAGCGGATGGCGACGTAACCCTCAAGGCGGAGAAACCTTCATCCACCAAAGCCCCTCCGGCAAAAAATGAGGTAGCGCAATAATGCCCATTGGATTCAGCAATATTCCGGGCGATATCCGTGTGCCGCTGTTCTATGCGGAGATGGATAACTCGGCCGCTAACAGTGCGTCGTCGGCCATGCGCCGGCTGATCGTGGCGCAGGTCAACGACGCTGTGATCAGCCCTGACCTGGGCAAACTCGTGCTGGTGTCCAGCGTGGCCCTTGCCAAGCAGTTGGGCGGCCCTGGCTCGATGCTGGCGGCGATGTACGAAGCCTTCCGCAAGGTTGATCCGATTGGCGAAATCTGGTGTCTGCCGCTGGAAAAGGGCGCCGGTGCAGCGGCTGCCGCGACGGTGACCCTGACCGGTACCGCGACCGAAGCGGGGCTGTTGAACCTGTACATCGGCGGTGTGCGGGTGCAGTCGGTGGTGGTGTCGGCGGCGACTCCGACCGTGGCCGCCGCGGCGCTGGCGGTGAAGATCAATGCCACCCCCGACCTGCCAGTGACGGCGGTGGCGGTGGCGGGGGTGGTCACACTGACCTGCAAGTGGTCGGGTGATAGCGGCAATGACATCAGTCTGCAGTTGAATCGCCTGGGCAAGTCCAACGGCGAACAAACCCCGGCCGGCCTCAGCGTGGCGGTGACCGCGATGCTCGGTGGCGTCGGCACCCCGGACCAGGTGGATGCGGTGGCCGCGCTCGGCGACGAACCATTCGAGTTCCTCTGCATGCCGTGGTCCGATACCACCTCGCTCAATGCCTGGCAGGCCGCGATGGATGACAGCGTCGGTCGCTGGAGCTGGGCCAAGCAGCTGTTTGGCCACGTTTACAGCGCCAAGCGCGGCACCCTTGGCACCCTGGTGGCCGCGGGGCAGGCGCGTAACGACCAGCACATGACTATCCAAGCCATGGAGGTGGGCGTACCGCAGCCGTTCTGGCTGCAAGCGGCGGCGTTGGCGGCGCGTACAGCGGTGTTCATCTCGGCCGATGCCAGCCGTCCAACGCAAAGCGGCGCGCTGCCGGGTCTGGATCCGGCAGCGTCCAGTGAGCGCTTCACCCTGACCGAGCGCCAATCCTTGCTCAGTTATGGCGTGGCCACGGCTTATTACGAAGGCGGTTATGTGCGCATCCAGCGCTCGATCACCACCTACCAGAAAAACGCCTTTGGCCAGGCCGACAACTCGTACCTGGACAGCGAGACCATGCACCAGTCGGCGTACATCATTCGCCGCCTGCAGGGCGTGATCACCAGCAAATACGGCCGGCACAAACTGGCCAGCGATGGAACGCGCTTCGGTGCCGGTCAGGCCATCGTTACCCCGAGCACCATTCGCGGTGAATTGATCGCGCAGTACGCCAAGCTTGAGCTCGAAGGCCATGTGGAAAACGCCGAGCTGTTTGCCCAGCACCTGGTGGTCGAGCGTGATCCGCAGGATCCGAGTCGGGTCAACGTGCTGTTTCCGCCGGACTACATTAACGGCCTGCGCATCTTCGCGATGCTCAACCAGTTCCGTCTGCAGTACGACGCGGCGGCATAAGACGAGCCACCACCCTCTAGCCCGCCGCGTGCGGGCTTTTTCATTCTGGAGCCAAGACCATGGGGCAAAAAATCGCGGGCACTGCCTACGTCAAAGTCGACGGTGCGCAGTTGACCATCACCGGCGGTGCCGAAGCGCCGCTGTCGGATAAAAAGCGGGAGACGTTGTATCCGGGCTTTTACAAGGAAGAGGAGCTGCCGGCGTACTTAAAAATGACCGCGCTGTATACACCGGACTTTCCGCGCAAACAGTTGGTCGAGGGTAAGGATATGACCATCACCTGCGAGTTCAACAACGGCACGGTGTATGTCCTGTCTGGCGCGTATCTGGTCGACGAGCCGTCCTCGAAAGGCGACGACGGCTCGGTGGAACTGCAATTCGACGGCACTAAAGGGGTATGGCAATGAGTGATGTATTTAAGCTGCAGGTGGCCATTGAGGCCCACGGTGAGCCGCTGACCAGTCTGACCCTGCGCCGGCCCACGGTGGTGGAAGTGCGGACGATCAAGGCGTTGCCGTACAAAATTGGCAAGGACGAGGAAGTCTCCCTGGACATGGATGTGGCGGGCAAATACATCGCGGTGTGTTGTGGCATCCCGCCGTCGTCGGTCAATCAGCTGGACCTGGCCGACCTCAACGCGTTGAGCTGGTCGGTGGCGGGTTTTTTCATGAGTGCGGCGTCGACGTCATCGACGACCTGACCGCCGTTGCTTATGACTTGGCCTGGTTCTGGAAGGTTGACCCCGACCAGATGTTGGCCAAGCCCCTGGACGTGCTGCAAGAGTCCCTGCAGCACGCGCAACGTATTAACAAAATCCAGCAGGTGCAGTGATGGCGGACAGGTTCCAGCTCAAGGCGTTGATCACCGGCGTCGACAAGCTGTCGCCGACCCTCAACGGCATACGCAAAAACGTCTCGGTCTTTCGTAAGCAGATGCAAGGTTCGGGGCTGGGCAACATCGGTTTTAAGGATGTGCTGGCGGGCGGCGCGTTTGCCGCTCCGTTCGTGGCTGGGGCGAAGGCGGCGATTGAGTTCGAGACGTCGATGGCCGACGTGAAGAAGGTGGTGACGTTCGATACGCCTGAGCAGTTCAAGCAGATGAGCCAGGACGTGCTCGACCTGTCGGAAAAAATGCCCATGGCGGCCAGCGGTATTGCGGCGATTGTGGCCGCCGGCGGCCAGGCTGGTTTTGCCCGAGGTGAGTTAAAGCAGTTCGCCGAGGACGCGGTGAAGATGGGTATCGCCTTTGACCAGACGGCCGACCAGTCGGGCGACATGATGGCGAAGTGGCGCACCTCGTTCAAATTGACCCAGCCCGAAGTGGTCAATCTGGCGGACAAGATCAACTACCTGAGCAACATCGGTCCGTCTTCGGCGGCCCAGATTTCTGACATCGTCACCCGCATTGGCCCGCTGGGCGCCATTGCCGGTTTGGCCTCCGGGCAGATCGCGGCGATGGGCGCGACCCTGGCTGGTGTCGGGGTGCCGAGTGAAGTGGCGGCGACCGGCATGAAGAACTTTATGTTGGCCTTGACCAAGGGTGGCTCGGCGACCAAGCAACAAGCGCAGGCGTTTAAATCGTTGCACCTGGACGTCAAGCAGTTGGCCTCGAGCATGCAGAAGGATGCACAGGGTACGATAGAGGACGTGCTCGGGCGCATCGCTCAGGTCGATCCGTCCAAGCAGGCGGGGCTGCTGACGCAGCTTTTCGGCACTGAGTCGGTGTCGGCGATTGCCCCGCTGTTGACCAATTTGGATCTGTTGAAAAAGAGCTTTGATGCGGTCGCCGAGGGCGGCGGTTCGGCCGGCTCGATGCAGGCCGAGTACAACTCGCGGTCGGCCACCACGGCCAACGCCATGCAGCTTCTGACCAACAAGGTCACCCGCTTGGGAATTGTTGTGGGCGGGGCGCTGTTGCCGCCGCTCAATGACTTTATGGATCAGATCGGCCCGCTCATTTCGCAAGTGTCCAAGTTGGCCGCGGCGCACCCGGGTGTGATCCGTGGCGTGTTGGGCGCGGCGCTAGCCTTCGGCGTGCTGCGGCTCGCGGTGATGGGCGCCATGATGGCCACTAAAATCCTGAGTGCAGTCACGCTGATGTCACCCATCGGCCTCATCGTGCGTGGCATCGCACTGGCAGCGGGGTTGTTGATTGCCAACTGGGCCACCGTAGCGCCGTACTTTCAAGCGATGTGGGCCAAGATTCAGGGGCCGGCCATGGTCCTCTGGGGTTGGTTTAAGCAGGCCTTTGCCTACACCCCCATTCCGATGATTATGGAAAACTGGGGGCCGCTGACCGAACTGTTTCAGGCGTTGTGGGGGGTGCTGGTCGCCGTCTCCACCCCGGTCATGGACTTTCTCGGCCGCATGTTTGACTGGAGCCCACTGGGCTTGATCGTCAAGCACTGGGCACCGATCACCGCCTGGTTCCAGAGCCTGTGGGAAAAACTCAAACCGATCATCGAGCCGATGATGAAGTACTTCGGTGGCGGCGAAGGCGGCGAGGGCATTCTCAACACCGCGACCAATAAGGCCAATGCGTTTGCTGAAGAGCAGCGCGTGCGCAATGCCGGTGTCGGCGGCGGTGACGGTTCGTTGCTTGCCGTTGGCGCCGTGGAAGGGGCGCAGGCGGCTCAGCGCCGGATGAACAGTGCGACGGGGGTGCCCAGTACGGCGCAGTTGTTGCGCCCGCCGGGCATGGCCCCTGCTGTGACGCCTGTGGCGCCTGTGGCGCAGGCTCGGCTGACCAGCGCGCCGGGCGTGTCCAGCACCGAGTCGTTGTTGCGCCGGCCCAATCTGGCGGCGCAGTCCGGCAATCTGCTGCAGCAGACGGCGGCCAATCAAGCGCAGAAAGTCGACGGTGAAATTAACGTCAACATCAACGGGGCGCCGCCGGGGACGACCGTGGAACAACCAAAGACCAACCAGAGCGGGCTGAGCATTAAGCCCAGCGTGGGCACTCGCAGTATTGGCGTAATGAGGCCTTAGTAAATGGACAAGACTTGGCGTGAGGCAATGTTGCCGGCGTCGTTCCGCGGGATCAGTTTCTTGATTCCGCAGGCGTCGGTACCGGTGGGCATGAAGGGTCCGCTGCATGAGTTTCCGCAACGCGACACTCCGTTTTTTGAGCAGATGGGCAAGCAGGCCCAAGTGCACAAAATGACCGCGTGGGTGGTGGGCGATGACTGTTTTGAGCGGCGTGACAAGTTGATCGAGGCGCTGCAGACACCGGGTGCAGGTGAGCTGGTGCACCCTTGGATGGGGCGCCTACAGGTCAAAGTCGGTGAGTGCGAAATGAGCCATGAGCGCCCGCAGGGCGGGATGGTCATGTTCGAGTTGACCTTCTATCCCGACCTGCCGCTGAAATCGCCGGCGGCCAGAGTCAACAGCCAGCAGCAACTGGTGAAGTCCTCCAATGGCCTGTTGGACTCGTCACTGGGGCGCTACAAATCGACCATGGCCAAGGTCAACCAGGCGCGGCTTGGGATGCAGCAATTGCGCACCCGGCTGTCGGGGGTGTACGGGGTTATCGGGCAGCACTTTGGCCCATTTCTCAGCGTCTTCACCTCGAGCACGGGTTTTGCGCAGTCGCTGATGAACTCGCCGGGCGCGCTGTCGTCGCTGTTTACCAGCTACTTCAGCAGCTTCTCGGGGGGTAACTTCTTTCGTAGCAGCAGTTCTGGTGGATCCTCGGGCGGCACTTCCGGTTCGGGTACCGGTGGCACCTCGGGCGGCACCGCCGGTTCAGTTTCCAGCCTCAGTACCACCTCGGGCGCCTCCAGTGGCGGCTATCGGGCGGCGGTGGCCGCGACGACGCAGCAAAGCCAGGCGGTCAGCGCAATCGATACGCTCAGTCCGCTGGGCGGGCGCGACACCCAGCTCGCCTCGCAGGCCGCCGCTAACCTGGTGCAGGACGCTTTGTTGGTGCAGATCGGCTTGATCGTCAGCGACATGCCCGTGACCCAACAGCCCGCGCCGCCGAATGCAGCACCCTCGGTTGAGCAGCAGGCGCTGCAGCCCCTGGTGCGGCCCGAGGTGCCCGTGGCTGACGATGTGCTGGAACTGCGCGACACCCTCAATGAGGCGATTTACACGGCTTCGCTCAAAGCCGAGCCGGACCACTATCAGGCGCTCAATCACTACCGCCAGACGCTGATCAAGCATCTGACGGCGGTGGCGGCGTCGGGGGTCAGCCTGGTCGACGTGACCCCGCCGGAGACGCTCTCGGTCCTGGTGCTGGCCTATCGGCGGTTCGGTGACGCCACCCGCGAGGCTGAGGTGGTGCAACGCAACCGCATCCGCCATCCCGGTTTTGTCCCGGCCGTGCCGATCAAACTCGCCCAGAGGTAAGCATGCCCGATGAACAAAACGCCGTCAGCCTCACGGTCGACGGTCTGGATTATTTCGGCTGGAAAACGGTGGAGATCACCGCCGGCCTAGAAGATCAGGCCCGCTCGTTTAACCTCAGCCTGACCTGGAAATGGCCCGGCCAGCTTGAGAGTCGGGTCATTCGCGAGGGGGCCAAGTGTCAGGTGCGTATTGGTCCTGACCTGGTGCTGACCGGCTGGGCGTTTGCCACGCCGATTGGCTACGACGATAAACAAATCACCACGTCCATCAGCGGGCGGTCCTTGACCGCGGACCTGGTCGACTGCGCGGCGGTGAACAAACCCGGTCAGTGGAACAATCAGAGCGTGTTGGCCATCGTCAAGGCGCTGGCGGCGCCGTACAACATCGCGGTCAGCAGTGAGATACCGGAAGGCAGCAAGCTCTTCGATCACACCGTGGAGCCGGGCGAGACCGCCTTCGCCTCGATTGACCGGTTGCTGACCTTGTTCCGGGTGTTCTCCACCGACGATGCGCGCGGCATGGCGGTGTTGGCCAGTCCTGGCAGCGGCGGTCGCGCCTTTGATGCCCTCGAGGTCGGCAAGAACATCAAGTCCGCCGACGCCGCGATGGATTTTTCCGGGGTGTTTTCCGAGTACCAGGTGCTGGGGCAGAAGAGCGGCACCGATGATGCGTTTGGTGTCGAGGCGTCGGAGGTGACCGCCACCTTGAGCGATGAGCGGGTCAAGCGTCGACGGGTGCAGATCATTCACGAATCCGGGCAGATGACCAACGAGCTGGCCCAGGCCCGAGCCAACTGGGAGCGCGGTTCGCGCATGGGTAAAGCCCTGGCCTCCACCTACACGGTGTACGGCTGGCGTCAGTCCAACGGCCAGCTGTGGCGGCACAACACCCTGGTGCGGGTGATCGATCCGATCATTGGCTTTGACCGCGACCTGCTGATTTCGCGCATCACCTATTCGCTGAGCGAGGCGGGCATGTTGACCAAGCTCGAAGTGGCGCCGGCGGACAGTTTTGAGCCGGAGCCGAAGGATCCGCACAAGGCGCGTAAGGCGAAGAAAGGCGGTAAAGCCGACAACTTCGAGTACTTGCTTCCTGCCGACTACGAGAGCAAAAAATGAACCTGAAAAGCCTGTTGGTCCGTGGCACGGTGATCATGGCCGATGCGGCGCGCAAGATTCAAACCCTGCAGGTGCGACTCACCGCCGGGGAGATTAAGGACGGCGCTGAGCACTTCGAGCCGTATGGCTATACCAGCAATCCGCTGTCGGGGGCTGAAGTGCTGACCGCCTTCCTCGGCGGCGACCGTTCGCATGCTGTGGTGCTGGTGGCCTCTGATCGCCGGTACCGGTTCAAGGAACTGGCGCCGGGTGAGGTGGCGCTCTACACCGACGAAGGCGACAAGATCCACTTCAAGCGCGGGCGGATTATTGATATCGAAACCGTCACCTTGAACATCACGGCCAGCGGCGGCGTGCACTTCGACACCCCACTGATCACCCAGACCGGCCAGATTGAATCGCAGGGCGACCAGATCGCCGGTGGCGTCAGCCAGATTAATCACCCCCACGATGACGTGCAGCCCGGTAGCGGCCAGAGCGGCCCGCCGGTGGGGGGTGCGGGATGACGCCCTCGGACGCGTTGCAAGCGGGCTTGACGCGCGCGGTGATCATCAGCCTGTTCACCTGGCGCCGCGCTGCCACCGATGACCCGGTGGACGATGACGAGCGTTTCGGCTGGTGGGGCGATAGCTACCCAACGACGGCCGATGACCGCATCGGCTCGCGGTTGTGGCTGCTGCGTCGGGTCAAGCTGACCGCGCAAACCCAGCGTGATGCCGAGTTCTACGCCCGTGAGGCGCTGCAGTGGCTTCTCGACGATGGCCACGTCATCGGCCTCGCGGTCAGCAGCGAACAGGTCGACCTCAACCGTTTAGGCCTGCGTGCCACGCTGACGATTCCCAGTGGCACGCAGTTGGACATCCATCCCCCTTCTGCCTGGCAGGTGATCTATGCCGTTTGAAACTCCCTCTCTCCCGGTGCTGGTCGGCCGTGTCCAGGCGGATCTGGCCGGTGACGCTCTGCGCCGCTCCGATGCGCAAGTGCTGGCACGCGCGCATGCGGGGGTGGCCTATGGGCTGTACGGTTACCTAAGCTGGATGGCCGATCAAATTTTGCCGGATTCGGCGGATGAGCAAACCCTGGAGCGCATCGCTGCGCTGCGCTTGAACGAGCCGCGCAAAACCGCTCAGTCTGCCGCCGGCGCGGCCAGTTTTATGGCCGCCGCCGGGGCCGTGCTCGATGTCGATACGGTGCTGCAGGCCAGCGATGGCCGAACGTACAAGGTCACAGGTGCGGTCACCACAGTGGCCGGGCTCAACAGCGCCACGCTGCAGGCGGTAGACGCTGGCACGCTCGGCAATGCCGATGCCGGCATGGTGTTGACCTTGGTGCAGCCAGTGGCGGGGGCGGCCAGCACGTTCACCGTGTTGGCGCCGGGGCTGGCTGGTGGCATTGCTCAGGAGAGTGTCGAGGCGTTGCGCGCGCGGGTGGTGCGTTCTTATCGGGTGATTGCCCAGGGCGGCTCGGCGAGTGACTACGAGACTTGGGCCTTGGAAGTGCCGGGCGTCACCCGCGCCTGGTGCCGGCGTAATTACTTAGGCCCAGGCACCGTGGGGCTGTTTGTGATGCGCGATAACGATGGCGTGTCGGTGCCCAACCCGGCGCAACTGGCCGAGGTGAAAGCCCATGTCGATCCGCTGCGCCCGGTGACAGCGGAGTTGTATGTCTTGCCCCCGGTGCAGGTGCCGGTGCTCTACCGCATTCGTGCCGTGCCGGACACCTCGCAGGTGCGCGCCGCGATTGAGCTGGAGTTGCGCGATCTGCATCAGCGCGAAGCCGGGCTCGGCGACACCTTGCTGATCACTCACATCCGTGAAGCCGTCAGTGGCTCGGCGGGCGAAACCGACCATCAATTGACGACGCCAGTGGCTGACGTGGTCGCCGCTCCCAACCAGCTACTGACGTTTGGGGGTATCACATGGTTGTAGCGCGCACTGCCGAGGAGTACCGCCAGCAACTGCGGGGGCTGATGCCCACGGGACCGGCCTGGGATCCCGAGCTGGTTCCGGAGGTCGATCTGGTGCTGCAAGGGGTAGCCGTCGAGTTCGCGCGCCTTGAAGGCCGCGCCGTGGACCTGCTGAATGAAATGGACCCGTCTGGCGTCAGTGAGTTGGTGCCGGATTGGGAGGCGGTGATGGGCTTGCCGGATCCTTGCCTGGGCCTGAACCCGGCATTTGAGGATCGGCGCTTGGCGGTGCGTCGGCGCTTGGTCGAGGTCGGCGGTCAGAGCCTGGCCTACTTCCTGGAGATCGCCGTCAGCCAGGGCTACCCGCACCCGACCATCACCGAGCACCGAGCGCCGCGGATGGGGCGTTCGCGGTTTGGTTCGGCGCACTTCGGCACCTGGAGCGCGCAGTTCATGTGGACGCTCAACACCGGCGGCCGGCAGAAGCAGGGCCGGCGGTTCGGTGTTAGTTATTGGGGCGAACGCTTCGGTACCAATCCCGGCAATGCCCTTGAATGCTTAATCCGCCGTCCGGCCCCGGCGCACACCGTTGTGCACATCAATTATGAGTAAGGAGTAAAGGTATGGATTTTCCGATTAGTGTGCCCAACATTGGGTTGGTGGGTGGCAAGTTCATCGATGAGGATCCGCTGGCTGGTACGCCCGGTTCGCTGATTCCGTCAGCTTGGGGGAACTCGATCACCGACGAAGTCCTGAATGTCATCACCGCGGCGGGGCTGGCGCCGAGCGAGGCGAACCACGCGCAGTTGCTGGCGGCGATCCGCCTGATCAATCAGAAAGGCCAGGAGTCTTTTGCCGTCGACACCGGCGTGGCCAACGCCTATGTGTGTGCCTTCGCTCCGGCGATCACCGCCAGAAGCGAAAGCCGTGTGCTGCGCTTCAAAGTCAAGACGACCAATACCGGCGCTTCCACTTTGCATGATGGGGTGGGGCCGGCCCCCCTGGTCGGTGTGACTCATTCCGCGCTGCAAGCGGGTGAGCTGGTTGCCAATGGCGAATGCTGGGTGCAGTGGAATGCCTCTGTCGCGGGAGGTGCCTACGTCGTGCTGTTGAGCACGGGCGCTGCGCCACAGGTCGCCAGCGCCGCTCGGGTGTCGGGTTTGTCGGGCAAGAACAACGCGGGGACACCGGGTACCAAGTTCGATTTCAACGCGCTAAGCGTCACGCTACGAAACCCCGCGACAGGCGCGACGGCCGTGGTGAATAACACCGGAGTATTGGTCAACGACTTGATTGTGCCCGGCCCCGCCGCCAACGGACGCGATCAGGCGGCCGCTTTCACGGCTTCCCAGTGGTTGTACTACTACTTCATTTGGAATCCGGCCACATCGACGTTGTCGACGATTGTGAGCCTTGGCATGCCCACTACGGGGCCTGCATTGCCAGCCGGGTATACGCATTGGGCTTATATCGGCGCCGTGTATTTCGGCTCTGGGTCTGTTCTGGCTTTAGGTAACTTCAGAGGCTGTTGGTTTAACTACCTGACAATGCAGCCGATCGTCACCAATGGGTCGGCCCTAACGCCGTCTGGTATCGCGGTGACGGCCTTTGTACCACCTGTTGCAGTCGCTCCCATGATGGAGCTTGCCATCCCCAACCTATCGATTGTTTCCAATGCAGGCGGTAGCTATTCGGTGACCTGCGCCATCTCGATGGAAGCGGGAGGCGCCACAACGATGCAATTGGGCCTGCAAGGCGGCGGCTTGGGGTCGACTAACTTTGGCGTGGCGGGCACCTCAAAACGCCTGCCAAACCTTTCGCAGGGGTTCAATTATCAGCTCTTTGTAAACGTCGGCACCGGTCACGTCGTGAGCATTGCCATGTGTGGGTACAGCAACGCTAACGGAGGTGAGGGATGAAAAACGCATTTATCAACAGTAACGGCGTCTTGACGACGTGGGGTTACGCCGATTCCAACAACGATGACGCGTTGATCGTGGTGCCCGACGACTTCAACCTGTCGCCTGGCGCGGTCAAAACCAGCGATGGTGGGCAAACGTGGGTGCCCTTTCCTGCGGAGTCCAACCCAGCCAAGACTCACGCCGAAATCGAAGCCTTGCGTCTTCGTGCCTACGCCGATCCCATTACGGGTTCTGACCGCTACTTCGCCGAAGCCGCGCGTGTCCAGGCCATGGCCGGAACGGCTGAAGAGATAGAAGAGGCCCGTGCGGCGGGGGCCGCTCGTTCGGCAGAAATTCAGGCGCAATATCCTTGGCCGGTGTAACCCGCGCCTGTTGATCATCTGGCCGCGAAAGCGGTTTTTTTGTGCCTGTGAATAGCCCGCCCTGCGCGGGCATTTTTTCGCCTGGAGAAAATCGATGGCTGATACGGAAAAAGACCGCGACATCCTCGCGCGTACACTTTGGGGTGAGGCGCGCGGCGAATCACTGACCGGCCAGATCGCCGTGGCTTGGACTATTCGCAACCGCGTAAATGACGGCAAGGCTAAGTCGTGGTGGGGTGAGGGCTATGTAGGCGTGTGCCAAAAACCTTATCAATTCAGCTGCTGGAACAAGAGCGATCCGAACTACACCTCCCTGAGTGGCGCGAAGTCGATCCCATTCCGCGAGCTCGCTCAAGCGAGAATCGCCGCTGACCAGGTGATTGATGGAAAGGTGCCAGATCCAACCGGCGGTGCCACGCACTATTACGCGACCACCATGCCCGCGCCGCCTACCTGGGCAGCCAAGGCCAAGCAGACGCTGAAGATTGGCCGCCACATCTTTTTCAAGGACGTGCCATGACTCTGGCCGAATTGAAGCTGGCGCTGGCCGGCGTACTTGTGCTGTTGGTGATTGCCGCTGGCGGCGTGTGGAAAGTGCAGGACTGGCGCTACGGCAAGCATTTGGCCGAGCAGGCCGGCTTACACCAGTCCGATCTGAACGCAATCAGCAATGCGGCCGCTGCCCAGGTTCGCGCCGATCAGGATAAGCGCCTCGCGCTTGAACTGCGCCTGTCGGCCAAGGACCAATCCCATTTCAAGGAATTAAACGATGCTAAAAAAGACCAGGCTCGCCTGCGCGATCGCCTTGCCACTTCTGATTTGCGGCTGTCAGTCCTCCTCGCCGAGGATTCAGCCGGTGGCTGTTCAATGCCAGCCGGTACCGACGCCAGCGGCGTGGTTCATGGAGGAATACGCGCCCAACTTGACCCAGCGCATGCTCAACGAATTATCGCCATTACCGGAGCAGGCGACCGTGGACTGATCGCCTTGAAGGCATGCCAGTCGTACATAAAAGAAATCAACAACTAAATTGGAAGTATTGCTGAAACACTTGAATCGTTAATTTGATAACAGCGGTCAAACCAAGCGCAACTGGTAACAGCAGTTCAATAACAATCCATCGAATCGACTGAGAGCTATTTAGTCGTCGTAGCCAAGTGTCGAAGTTTTTTATTGATTTGATTATTTGCGCATCAATTGGTGTTCGGGAAAATTCTTCAATAGATCTCACCCCTGATTCGATGTTCTGAATGACTCTGCGCTTTTCTGTATCGTCAATTTGATGGTCTTGAAGCTTAGTTTTTATATCTTCTAAGTCAGCGATGAAAGAATGTAATGGCTGCTGTCTGTGGAAAAGCCATTTCATCATAGTGTGCTGCCGAGATTTTGGTCCGGGGTCTTCTTCCGGATTGTAATCCCACGTTCCGGGATTCATTTGCACTTCAGTCAGCCGAAGTCTCCACTCGGCAAAATAATCTAATGCACACCAAATGAAATGCAAGAGCCAGTATGCCGTGAGTATCAGAAGTATGAGTTTTACAGTTTTGTCATCCAAGCCGGTGATCTTAAAGCCGCTGGTTGCAAAATCGGAGCTGATGGACACACCTGCAAAAATCATCACGAGTGAAATGGAACTAACTGCAACGCTGTTTCTTCTTATTTTTTGTACGTAGTCGGTGAATTCTGGAATGAAAGGGTCCATCATTGATGCTTTAAGTTCGCGGTCAACTTGACTTGAGCTTTTCTGGTTTCCGCTAAAGAAGTTCAATTGGCTGGGGCTCCATGATTGATTTTTATATAAGGGGATTTTCAATTAAGTCCCTGCTTGGTTTTTTACCTTCCCTACAGCTGTATCAATTTTAAACCATTCAAAGCAACCTGTGGACTCACCTTGAAGCAGTTCCATTTGTTCTGCACGTTCTTTTGGCGTGACCGGGTCAAGCCATTCGCGAGCCAATTCCGGCGACAACACCACGGGACGACGATTCGTGGATGTCCACCATCCCGCCTGCACTGTCGGCAGTAATGATCACCAAGGCGTCGTGTTCACTTGGTCATCCTTCATTTGGGCTAGAGCAAGGCGACGAAGTGCCTGAACGTGAAGCCCTGCATCAATGGCAAGGAAATGGTTAGCATCAACGAACCATTCGAGCGTTAAGCCAGTGTACGATTGCCATCTCGAGGGCTGGATATCAGTTACCGCAACACCAACCAACGCCGGGGTGAGACTGAGTGAGTGCGGAGGTGGTGTTCATTAACGGTTTTAGCCGGTCGTGATAGGGCCTACATATCTTTCTCAATTTCTAATGCGAGTTGTGCCGCGTTTTTTGTATTGTTTGCAAATGTAATGTGGGAATTTGGTAGCCGGATATATGTCATTAGTATTTCTCTATCGTTGCGAACTTTGGATTTATAGAATCCAAATGAATAGAGTTCTCTTTGTATGGTTTTTAAATTTTCGGTTGAGTTTCGTGCAGCGTCGTTAGGCCATACGTACTTTGTGTTTGGGAACTGCTCTAATGTCTCGGCGGATGGCTGAAGGTGTAAATTTGCTACTGTATCTTGAATGTCGATAAATAGGGCAATTAGATCATTTTCATCTGTGGCTGGATTATACAAAGTTGCCTGGAAGTCGAATGTGTCTCTGCGTAATATTTCGAGGAATTCATTAGTGTCTGGAGTGTCGGTTTCTTTCTTGGAGTGTGCTGCGAACGTGAAAGATGAGTAGTTGTTTTTTGGGAATATCAGTCTGTATAAAGTCAGTGGGTCTGTGAACCGACAAGAGCATTTTGATTCGATTTTCTCTAATATCTTAAAGAAGTCTTCTTGGTGTTTTATGTAATTGTTAAATGTGTTTTGTTTTAGGGTTTCTTCCATCTGTAAGTGCGCCTCCTCTGACCGATGAAGTGCTGCGACGATCGCTGTGAGTGGTACAGAGAGGCCTAGGATTGATAAGGGAAATTTATATAGCTCGAAGAAATTATTTACACATTTTGAGGAAAAGCACCAATCAAAATTTTTGTTTGAAATAAAGGAAGCAACAAACAGAAGCGTGCCAGTCAAAATTGGGAAAAGTAAGGCTGTCCTGAAAAGGCGGGACTCGCCAAGCTTCTTAAGTGTCGTCATCGTGGCTCTCTATGAGTGGGGATGGCCTCAGGCTACTACGGTGCTTTGATATTAGCCATGAATGTACTGCGACAGCGGGGGGGGGGCGACGTTTAGGGAACGGGCGACAACTCGCCGGTTGTGGGTATGAAAAGAGTTCCGCAACCGAAAATGCCCCCCTTGAAAACAAAGGCCCGCAGCTCCTTAAAAATCAGTGGCTTGCGGAACGCTGAACGTGCTAAGCTTTTGATCTGCTTAGCTTTGTTAGTGGATTGCAAATCCGCCTACGCCGGTTCGATTCCGACCTCGGCCTCCACTAATAAACAAGCTCCGTAGATCAATGATTTACGGAGCTTTTTTATTTGCACAGTCCTGCAAGATTTAGTCTTGAAAAGGACAGATGCGAACTTGCTTCACCGGGACGGGATGTATATATTTCCCCCTCTGCTGCACAAGCGTCAGAACTGCCAGATCGTTATTGGCCAGGACTCAGACTGCTTTATCGCGCTACCGCCCGAATGGCGAAACTGGTAGACGCATGGGACTTAAAATCCCCCGCTCGTAAGGGCGTGCCGGTTCGATTCCGGCTTCGGGCACCATCTTAAATCAAGGGTTTGCGGGCGAAAGCTGATGCAAACCCTTGTTTGTTTCTGGTCCGCTATTTTGATGTTGGTCCGCAATTCACTTGGTGGGAGTGACTTTCTTGCCCATGCGATTCCGGATGTACTGCTCAGTCATCACCACGGTCGTATGCCCAAGTTGATCTCTCGCCTGCATGATGTCACCGCTGGACTCGGCTTTGTCCGTACCTGCCTTTGCGCGTAAATCCCGCATCTGAAATTCAGATTTCTTCACCCCGGCCGCCTCCCTGGCCAAGTCAAACCTTCTTCGCAACATTGCCACCGTCATTGGTGTGCCGTCCTCTGTAACGATCAGCCGCGTCGAGCGGACTTTGTGTTCTGACTTTCGGGACATGATTCGATCAATCAAAAACTTCAGCTCGCCTGTTACCTCAATCCGACGCTTTGCCTTTGTTTTGCCCTGCAGTACCCAAATTTGCCTGTCGCGCACGTCTCGCTCATCCATCAATCTGGTGTCGGTCACCCGCTGGCCGGTGAGATAGGCAAGGTCCATCGCATCCTGCAGGCCAACGTCGGCCTTATCGTGCACGCGTTTGAACAGCGCATCCTCTACGTACGTGTCCCGCCCAGTTTCTTTGTTGCCCTTGATGCCCGCGCAGGGGTTGGCGAGCGACGTGTAGCCTTTGTCTCTGGCGTAGTTCCAGATCGCGCTCAGCAGGGCTTTTTCACGATTCGCCCTGACTGGTGCCGCCTTACGCCAGGTGAGGTACTGGCGAACGTGCAACGGCTCAATCGTTTCCAGAGGCGCGGGCGGATCATCGAAGAACGCGATCAGGTTTTTCACTTCGCGTTTGTTGTCGAACTGCGTGGCCTTACCCTTTGTAGGAACAATGTCGACCATATATTTTTCAGCGACATATCGGAAAGTTATGACTTTGGCGACAAGGTCGGTGGCTGTGCGGTCACGCTCCAGTTTCGCGTACTCCATGATCGCCAGACCGTAATCGCTCCCCAGCGGAATTTCTTTGCGGTCCTTTCCGCCGGTGTCGTAATAGTAGAAAACCCGGCCGCTTGCTTTCTTGCGCTCCCGCAGCCGGGCGATGGAGCCTGGTTTACTTGGTCGTCGTCCCATGTCAGCTGGCCTTACGTGATTTCCATACGGGTTTTTCCGCTTCAAACGTTCCGACCGCGGTCACCGCCATGGCGGTAACACTTGGCCAGCCGTTCACTTTAATCGTGTGGCGGACGCCATTCCTCTTGAGGTTGAGGATCTGGCCTGCCTTGGTCCGCGCGCCGGTGAGCTCGCAAACCTCCTCGTGGGATAGGAACTGGATGGTCATGAGCTGCTCCACGCCGCGCGCGGCGGCCGAAGGTGAGTACGGTTAAAGGGCGACGAATTGGCTATTGGGGTCGAATTGCTTCCCATCAGGGTCAGGCACCAATCTCGGTACATGCTGCTGGATGAATTCATCGAAACATTTTGGGCAGTAACCGCCTTTTGCGGTCTCACGCAGGGCGTGCCCGGTGTAGTCGCATTGAGGGCACTTGACGGCGGTCGGAGTAATAAAAGCCATAGGGATTCCTCGCCCGCCGTTCACCGGCAGGCTGGTAGGTGGAATGTGTAACTTTGGTGAGCTATGTTTGAAGCTTGCGTCTCATCAGCTGCCGAACTCCTGTCCGGTTCATTCGGTGGCTGGTGAGGCGGTTTGAATTCACCGCGGCCCCTTGTAGCAGTACACGTAGGCGAACCAGGCGAGGGCGATCATGGCGTCACCTCTCTAACCCAATCAGTGAAGCCAGCCAGAACCGGCTGAATGTTCTGGTCATCCGCCCAGCCGGCAAACCCGATAAATCCATCACGGTTGAAGGTGACAGCCTCCCTGTCGTCAAAGTAGGAAGCCTTGCATTTGATCTCGGCATAGCCTTCACGGACTACGGCGCGCTGACGACAGCGGAAAACCCCTCGCATGCATCCGCTTTCCTTCATGCGCAGATTTATCAGCGTGCGCAGTCGTTGAATGCTATCCGGGGTAATCACCGAATAATCGAGCTTTGCACTCTTGAACAAAGATCGAGCCTCGTCACGAGTCATGGCGTCACCTCGCGGCGTGCCCACCAGCAGACTGGGCCGTCGTCAGTATCGTGGATCGCCAGACAGAACCAGCCTTCGCCATCTGGGCGATCCGGCTCCCAGTAGCTGTAATCGGGATCGCCGGAGTCGAAGTACCGCTCAGCAACGGCCTCATCGGCGTACTCAAGGCGCACCTGCGTAACCGTCAATCCCTGTTCCGCCACCCAGGCTTTGCACTTGTCACCGTCGCCCTCGTCGAAGTCGGGCATGTCCGGATGTTGGAACGAGCCCATTTCGTCGCGCACGACCGGGGCTGGCTGGATCAATTTGATTTCTTCAGGCATGACTTCGTCCTTGCCGCTATAGCGGCTGACTTTGAATTAAGAAAAATTGAGGGAAAGTGCCGAAAATTAAGATTTTCTAGGCGGAGTTAAGATTTTCTGCTCCTGCCGGGATGCGGCTGACTTTGAAGGGGGAGGGATTGTTGGGGTCACTACGGTCGAATGGGTATGAACTATCGTCCTCACACCACACTCAACCGCCTGAGTGACAACAGTTACTCAATGGCGGTGTGCTCCGCCCAGGGCACCGACATGGCATCCATCGACGACTTCAGGATGAAATCACACGAACTGTTATTAGAGCTCGACGCAGCAACCATGGGCATGATGATGCTGGTGTCGTCCAGATGTGTTTCGGGACCTGAATGGGAAATGGCGACCAAGAGGCAGCACGACGCCTATCAGTGCTGGGACACCTTTATGAATGCCCCGTTAGTAACGGGTGCCGGTAACTTTCCGCCTGCGATCTGAGCTTCTCGTTTGGTGTTCGGCTGCTATAGCGGCTGATTTTTAGGCAATCAGCCTAAATACAGGATTGGATCCATTTGATATTATCTGGCCACTTGCTCAACTCTGGCTCTTTACCAGGCACGGATTGCTAGGCCAGAGTTGGGTGGGTTCATGAATTTTGGTGATGCGCGATCTCGTTTGGTTTTTTGATCAGCAGCTTATTGATTCGCTGAACAGCTGCTTTTTGGCGCTGCTGGACTCTCCCGATGGGGGGCGCACTTGCGGCGCCTGTGCAGCATCGGTCGCAATGTGCATGCCGCTATGACTATCGATTCAACGTCTACGCCGCTCAGCGGTCCTCGATCTGGAACGGCTTGGCTGTGTCCGTGTCTGTGGGCATAGAGCGTACCTCGCGCCGGGCTTGGCCAGGTGATCGAGGATGGTGAGGAATGGTTACAGTGAAGCCATTAGGCAAGGGGGGAGCGATGACTTGTTTGGTTTGCTATGAACCAGCGGCAATCGTTGATGCTGGTGTCGATTATCAGGAAAGAGCCTGTCCGAAATGCGGGTACTATCGAATCACTGGTACTGCGCTTGTGCTGATGAAAGCCCATAAATGGCACTTCGACGTGGAATTAACGCGGAAGTGGTTTTCAGAACATCAAGGCACCGGGGCGATTCCAATCATCGATTCGAACCAGGCAGCTCGCTTGATCGACGTTTAACGTATCGCGATTAGGAGCGAGCAGTCAGAGGGGCTGAGGTAGAGGCGTTTCATGCTGTCTCCTGCTACTGACCTGGCGCAGCGCCTGCTGCACCGCGAAGATGATGCTTTCGAGGTAGGCCCAGTCAGGGTTCAGCTCGGTTGAATCGTTATCCAGATGCCACCACTCATCACCGAACAGTTGCCGCATGAATGTGTAGTGAGCACTTGCAAGATGATCGATAGAGTTCACCTGCCTGACGTCTTCCGCTTCGTCAAACAGATCGCGCGCCTCACCTTGATCAATCTCGCGTTCCCTCCGCTGTTGCAGAATCAGGCTTTTTGCCTTGTCCGCCAGCGCATTGCCGCTGAACCGTCGTGAGCTGAGATCCTTATCGAAGTAGCCAATGATGTAGCTCGCGTTCAGCTCACAGAAGAACTGGCCTATGTTCAGGCCGTCCCACATACCGCCCCAGTAGGCCGTCCAGCTCTTGCCCCAGCAGCTGACGGTGATCTTGCCTTTGCACGGAGCCAGGTCTTCGAGGAAGATGGTGATTGGATCAAGATTCGGCGCGCCGGTGATCACCAGCTTCGTGACTGTCGAGCGCTCAATCTTCAGCGGCTCGGCCGGTTTGTTTTCTGTGGGCATGGGGCGTCCTAACCGGGTCAAGCCCGGGCGGTGGAGTTGAGGGATCAGCTACAGTTCATTAGCTGCCGATAAGGAGAAGGCGATGACGTGCGCAATTTGTGGGGCGGAAACAAGGCCAGGACTTCCGCTGGGGCTTGCTCTGAGATATTCATGCGCGGATTGCGGTGTCTACCGGATTTCAACGACTCTTGATGCTCTCATCGGAGAGAGGGTTTTTGATATCGAGCGCACTCGTCTTGTGTTGAATTTTCGGCGGAGGCAAAACCGCACTGAAGAACCGTTGCTTAACTCTGAAGATCAGGATTTGCTCATTAATCCGGGCTGAATCTGCCGCAGAATTTGTATCCCAATCCAGCGATACGACGGCGACCCGCTGGCGTGATTCCTAAATTGGGATAATGATTTGCACCTGGCGCGAACCTAACGGTGGCTGCGATGATTGCGAAAGTCGATGTGATGGCGTTACGGCTGATTGGCGATGAGGTGGTTCGGCTGCTCAGCCTGCCCGATGACAGGCTTGATGAAGCCGAGACTCGCGCAGGGCTCAAAGTGATTGCTGAGCTGGCCCGGTGGCGAGATGTTGTCTATGCGGATGAACTGGCGCTTCAGCGGAAGGGGTGAGTCAGAGCACCATTTCGGCCTGGGTTTCCCGCTGCCAGATCGGCGAACTGTTGTGCGACTCGATCCTGTCGGCGATGACGTTGGCGCGCTGGCCGGCAGTCGGCGGCGGGTACATTCCGAAGCGGCTGATGCTTCCACCGTTTACCGCTGCGTTCGTGGAGTCGACAGAGGCCAGCGGCAATAATTGGAAGATCGCGGGATCAAGCATGCGCAGCCCGTGGAGTCTGCACATAGGTCGGCCGTGATCGTCGCAGATGACATCCATCGCTGCGCCCATGCGCTTCCACCATGGGTTTGTACCTGGACTGGACCACTGACCGGAACTGCCGATTGCAACTGTCTGCCAGTCAGCGGCGAGTATCTGCAACCTCTCAATCGATTCGTGCAGGTGCCAGACAGGCACACCGCGCAACTCCTTTGGCCATGCCGACAGAAGCGCATCGTTTGCAGCCTCATCACCGTCGATCACGTCCGGGATCAGGGCCCAGTCAAAGCCAGGGTGCCGGTGCCACCGCTCAACCCAGCGAGTGTAGCCGTCGACATCCAATTTCCCGCCCTTGTTCCAGATGGAGAAGGCGCCATTGTCGAAGACGAACGACTGGCACACATCGGCAACAATGCCCATGTCGTCTTGGCGCGGGAACGGCACCAGTGCGTGACGCCCAGCCAGGAAGCGGGCGCCGTCCTGGCGAGTGCCGCCGACCGGGGTGCCGTGATAAGCGATCATTCAGGCAGCCTTATCGATTCGATTTCGATGCCCTGGTGCGTACCAGTGAGGACAAGGTGACCGCCAAGCGTTTCCTGTAGCTGATCGGCGATCTGTTCTTGGATTCCGGCCTTGATGAGCGCCGTCGCCGCCTTGATGTGCTCGACCCAGATCATGCAGAGACTTCGTATTTCGAGTCGATAAACGATCAAGTCCCCGTCGTTTGGGCAGGTAGCTGCGAAAGTGTGCCGGTAAATATTCATAAGGGATCCTCGCCGGCTGGCGTGATTCGTTGAAGTGGGGTATTTGTTGATGTTTTAGGTATTGGGGAAGATCGTGATAACGAAGAAGATCACACCGAAGATGATGAGCAAGTTGCTCAGGATTTTTTACCAGGACTACGAGACAACGTATGGCCATGGTTCAAGGCACATTAACGGCTACGCGATTCTCACCACGGCTGCGGAGGTTTACATAGACCGCATGCCAGAATTGGCCGAAACCGAAGGGAATGTGGTTCGGTACCGACTGCTGGATGTGCTGGTGGAGCTTGAAAAATCTGAGTTGATGAGGTCCGAAAATGGCCTCAGGTACTACCTTACCAACCTTGGGTATGCTGAGGCGTCGAAGTCGCGCTGGCGCAGATTTTTGGACTATTGGAACAATAACCCAGGGCTCAATACCGTTATCGCAATACTCAGCATGGTCATATCCGGCATTAGCATGTGGGTGGCAGTTCTTGCGTTAAACAAGCCCGGCTCTTAGTGAAAAATGCATCAGGCGCCGCCATCCGTGACCGGTGGTGGCAATTTTTGAGTGATAATGTGGGGAGCAGAACAACTCAGAAGCTCGTGTCGAGGATCCTGTGCCAAAATTCATTTATAGATACAAATATCTCCCGGACGGGGACGGGCTCAGGGCGGTCATAGGAGAGCGGACACTGAAGTTCACGCATCCGCAAAAATTCAATGACCCATTTGACTGCATGCCAGTATGCGAGATCGATCTTCCTCGCGAGATTTCTAAAATTCACCCGCAGTTAAGAGAGGCTTTACATCTCGACGGCCTAAGCGCGGAGGAGCTTCACGTCACACTTTCAAAGGCTGAGTCAGGAATGAGGGTATCCTTCGAGAATGGTGACTTCATTACAAGCTTACTCTCTGGCGCTTCAGTTCTTTCGCTCTCAAAAATTCCGGACAGTACTTTGATGTGGTCGCATTACGCAGAGGACCACAAAGGTGCTGTTGTTGAGTTTCGAATAGATTGTTCAAAAAAATTCTCATTGGGAACATCCCATGCCGATTTGATTTGCCTTGATGTCCATTACTCCAGGGAGCGACCGGTAATGCTTTGGGATGGCAATCCATCCGCTCCGAACACAGTTCTTGAGAACCTTATACTTACAAAATCAGATGTGTGGGCTTATGAACAAGAGAGCAGGGTTCTGAAAAGTTATGGTGGTGAGGGGATTTTTAAGTACGATCCCACTGCGCTGAGCGCTGTTGTTTTAGGCGCGCGGAATGAAAATCAGGAAGAGTTAGTCGCGCTTGTTGGGGCGGTGGAATCTTCTTTGAATCAGGCTATACCTGTATATCAAGCCAAGTTCTGCGGAAGAACCTACAGATTGAACATTCCAGGTTTCAAGTACCGTACGGATCAATCTGCTCATCCTGAGGAGAGATAATCTCGTCGCCCGGATCACGCTTCAGCTCCGCCAAGCTTTGATTGCGGAATTCCTGCGCCACGCTTTCGCTAATTACGATTTCGTGGCGCGCACGAAGCGCATTCCGCGCACCCTCAGGGCCGAGCGAATGCACGTACCGCAGGACACCCTCGATAACAGAGGCCTGCTCGGCATCCTCGCTCCAGACCATCAACTCTTCAAGAATGTTGCGCGTGCCGAGTCGGCACCGGTGTCGCAGTTCCTTCTCGTCGAACTCGATCCGTTTCTTGGCAGCCTTGGCCGACCGCTCCTTTCCACTTTTGGCCATGGCCAACCTCATCTATTCCGCTGGCCGGGATCGCCAGCCAGGTTTGTCGTTTGCGTTGTTGCACGCGTGCCATCCTGCGCATCAGGCAGATGCCGGGAAGTCGAGCGAGTAATCGGCGATCAATCGACGGCATAGTGTTTCGCTGATGCCGAGGTGTTTGCTAGCCTTATACCGCGTCATGCCGGCCGCTTTGCACTCCATCAATTGAACGGCCAAGGTAGCTTTTTCATCGTCGCTGATGAGTCTTCCGCGCTTAGTCTTCGGCGTCTCGATGTTCTGATAGCCGTACGCCGGTTTCGGTAATTGAGCGATGCCGGGGCTGTCCTTGCCGAGGCCAGTCGGGATCAGTTGCGCCTGACCCCCAGAGGCAAAGAAGGCAGCTTTCGCCGCCTCCAGTCCACTTTGCCGCTTTGCGGCTTCTTCGAATGCTTGGTCCATGTCAGACACCGTTTAAATGGTGGAGGGGCGCGAAGGGGATGTCGTCGTCGAAGCTGTCGGGCGGGGCGGCCTGCTGGTTTTGCGCTGGTCGGTTCGCCGCCTGTTGTCGTGGCTGCTGCTGCGGCCTCTGTTGCGGTTGATTGGCCGCCTGAGGCGGTGAGCCGACGAACTTGATCAAGATGATCTTCCCCGTCAGCTTGAAGCCCTCACCGCCGCCGGTCTTGGCGTACGTTTCGATGTGGGCGTCGTCCATGGTGAAGTAGACCTGCTGGCCCTTGAGCAGATAGGGCGCCATGGCTTCCGCCTGCTTGCCCCAGAGGGTGGCATCGACCCACTGGGTCGGGCGCTTGCCGTCCTGGCCCTTGCGTCCGTAGTCGCAGGCCAGTGCCAGATTGATTACGGCATCACCGCCAGGGGTGTAGCGCAGTTCAGCGTCACGGCCAATGCGGCCGACGTCGGTAAGTGTTGGCATGGAATGTCCTTAAGCGGCGATGCCGAGCACGCGATTCATGCGCTCGTCGAGGATTTCGTAGAAGGTTTTGACGCGTTCGCTCATCTTGCGAATCATCACTTCGTCACGGCAGGCACGCTTCACGAACAGCTTCATGCCCGGCCAGTAGCTGACGAAGTCGATCCACTCGCGATCCGATACCCACAAACCGCCCTGGCACTGCGCGACGTGTTCCTTCGGGATCTCGCCGGAGAGGATCACTTCCACCTGAAACTTCGGCAGCTTGGTCTTGATCTCGCACAGGCCGTCTTCGCCAATCAGCGAGTCAGGCGAATAGCCGATGCCGTGGTTCAGGATGATGCCGACCTGCTCGGTGGTCACGTCCAGTTGTGACTGGTACAGGCCGCGGGCGATGCCCTCGTATTCATGACCGCGCTCGGTGTGGCGGTTACCCTGGAATGGGTCGGCGGCTTCACCGGTGATGCGCTCGCCGATCAGCGTGTTCATGTAGGTGAATGCGCCGGCGCCGAAGCCTGCTTCACCCTTGCCATTGACCAGCAGGGTGTCCAGCTCCGAGCAGGTCACGATGCCCAGGCGCAGATCCAGCCACTCTTGAGTCCCTTGCTCAACGTTACTGATGATTTTCATCGTCTTTACCTTCGGTGGTTTTACTGTTTTGGGTGGCTGACTTGGTGAGCATGGCCAGTACCTGGTCAAACATGGATTTCTCAACGGAGGTCGGCGTGCCGTGGATGCCGGCGAAAGCGGACTTCGCTTTGTCGCTGCACTTCTCCAGCAACATGGCGAGCTGCGCAGCCTGGGTCGAGGTGACGCGCGGGGTGATCTTGGCGGCCGGGCCGTTGCCGTCGTCGTCTTCCCCGGTAGTTGTGATGTTCAGCAGTAAGCCCGCGGTGTACCGCTTGCCGTAACTGACGCTGGAGGCCACGGCCTGCACGCCGTTTTTGCTGCCCGATGCATCGACAGGCAAGACGATCGAGGTGATTTCCCGATGCCCGGCGCGATGGCTCAGCACGCCTTCAACCTCGATTCCGCGCTCATTGCGTGGAGTGCGGAAGGTGAGGGCGAAGCCGTACTTGGCCATCACCGGCTTGATCATTTCGTTGATGTCTTCCCAGAGCGCGTAAGTGCTCTGGATCCGGCCGCTCTTGTCCTTGATGCCGCCGCGCTCGCCGATTACCGGCATTTCTTCCTGCATCTGGGCCAGCGCATCGTCGTACTGCTGTTTGGACTGCTGAGCCTGGAAGCGCTCATGCATCGCCATCAAGCGTTCCATCTTGTCGATGTCAGCGTCGGGGCTCATGGCCACCTGCTGGATAATCGACATGATGGTCGCCGACTCGGTTTGGATGGCCGGCAAACGCTCGACCTGCTCTTTCACTGCAAGATTGCTCATGGCGACCTCAGTATTGAATTGAAATGGCGGGGATCTGGCGGCTGGCGATCAGCGTGATTGCTTGCTTCGCGCATTCTTCGGTCATGCCGCCCTTCACGAAGGCTTGAAGTGCCGCAAGGTTGATTGAGCGGCGGTGCTCTTTGTCCTGTTCGCGCAACCGCTCTTGGCGCAGGATTTCGTCGGCCGCTGCTTTCTGGCGGGCCGCTTCTTCCTGCTTGGCTTGCTCAACGGCCGCCTTCTGGCTTTCGACGGCTGCCAACCGATCGCGCTCCGCTTTCTGCTCGGCCTCGATCTGTTCGCGCTTGGCTTGTTCAGCCTTGCGTTCGGATTCGGCGGCCGCCAGCTTCAGGTCGCTCTCGCGCTTCTCGGCAGCGGCCTTCTCATCACGGATGCGCTGTTCCGCAGCTTCACGCTCAAGCCGAGCTTTCTCTTCTGCTTCGCGAGTGGCCCGCTCGGCTGCCTCGCGGGCGATTCGCTCTTCGTAGTCCTTCTTGTCGCGCTCTTCTTTCTCCTTGCGCAGTCGCGCCAGTTCCAGCTGCTCTGCTTCGTATTGCTGGCGGGCGGTGAGGGCAGCGCGAAGCACCCCCAGTGCCTTGTCCTTGGCGCGAGCGGCTTCCGGTTCGAACTCTTCCCAGTCATCACCCATGGCAACTGCTTCAAGCTGAGCTAAGCGGTCGGCCAGATCTTCCGCGGTGATGCCGTCCAGATCGACGGCCAGCAGCCGGATGCGCTCAATGGCGTCGTTGTGCTTATCGACCCGGGCGTCCTCGGCGGCCTGCCATTCGTTCAGTGGGCGCCGAACCTCTTCCTGCCATGAGTCCAAGGTGTCGCGAACGCGTTTGCGCTCGGCGTCGATCTTCTTCGGCACTTCCTTCAGATCGGCGACCAGCTTCTTGCCGACGTCGTCCAGCGCGGTTTTGGACCGGGCAACCTTGTAAGCCATGGAGGCGATCGCATCGCGACCCTTGCGGGTGCTGATGTCCGGCGTGAAGCCGTCGATCTCGGTGCGGATCTTCTGTAGCCAAGGCTCAAGACCTTTTTCAGCGGAGTAGACGGCCAAGGCGGTTTCTTGCGGCGGCACGACGGCCAGTTCGGTATTTGCGGACATGAGGAATCCTTGCCGCGATGCTCGCAGCGTTTGAAAGTGTGAGTTATTGAGTGAGCTGAGAGCAGTAGGAGCTGGCCAGCATTACGAAGGTGGTGCCGATCAGGACGAGAGCTGAGCCGCGCCAGAGGTAGATGCGCTTAGCGCGCTGGTAGCCGGTCAAGGCCGAACCCTTACCGCGATGCGGCCGCCCTTCATGGTTGCCGCCAAGCGCTGAGGCAGGCTCGAGACTTTGCGCTCACGCGACATGCCGATCACTTCGTTAAACGGAAGGCCGAAGCCGAGCATGATCAGCTTCGATTCGATCTCTTCAATCTGCTCGTCAATCAGCGTTTTAACCGGTGCAGTGCTCATTGCAACTCCTTGGCCGGCTCGCAACCGCACGATTCAGCCTTTCGCAGTAGTGGTGGAATTCTTCGATGGTGATCGTGTTCGCCTGCAGGAAGCTGGCGATGTTGCGCAGGGCCAGCACCTCATAGAGGGGAGGGCAGGTATCGCAGGCAAGCTCATCGATGTCATTATCGATCGCTATGTGCGGGCTCACAGCGCGCCATCCTCGGCCTGGGCGATCAGCGCATCGTCTGCGAGTGGCTGAAGCAGCATCTCGGCGATTTCGCCAAGCTTGCCCAGCGGGTGGTCGCTGCGGCCCAACAACTCGGCCACCGCAGTCTTGTCCGCGCTGCCAATTGCCGTCGTGATCAGCAGCCAGCCAAGCGCCGGGGTATGCACCTCGCTATCAGCGAGCCGGTTGTTCACGTACTCGTCGACCGCCAAAGCGAACTCCTCAGCAGTCACGCCCTGTGGAGCACGCATGCGGCGCTGGAATGACACATTGTTGCCGCGCAGCAACTCCTCGGCAGCGTTGTAAATCCATTCCGCCCGAGCATTATCGTGCGGGCTTTCGCTCACTGGAGGCGGCAGACGGCGTTCAAGTCTCAACTGAGCAAGCTGTGTTGCGTTCATGATCGCCTCCAAGTGGCGAGGTGGAGTAGGCGAGGGCCGCCCGTCCGTTTTAAACATATGGACCGCGGGCCATTTGGCGCGATCCACTTTTCAGATAAGCGATGCAGGGGGCCGCGTTGCGCGGTGCAGAATTCGTCCGCATCAGGGTGTGATCTGGGCGGCGCTGATCTCCGGCTTGCGTGTGAAGTGTCAGGTTCAACTGAGCCGATCAGCTTTCGCCCATCGGCGCCGCACTTGTGAGCCTGCGTCGTTTCGCATCAGCCTGCGCATTCAGATCACACTCCGATGCGGCCTGGTGCTGGGGAGTACCAGGTGCTCGGGTGGGTTAACCGGATTAGAAGTGACCACCCACTTCCTCAACCATCACCGGTATAGGGCAGTTATCGTCAGGCTGACGCGGCGCTGGTTGGGCTTACCCGTGAGTGATGGATAAATCACTGATCACGCAAATCGAACCGTCCTCAGGATCGGTCGTCTCGGAGTAATCGATCTGGTTGTACACGCCGCCGTGGAAGGCGAGAGTCTTCGTGTCCCAGGTGTTGTCGAGGCGCATGATCGCGGAAGTAGATTTGACGCCGTTACAGCTCGCCGATACAGAAACGGCACCGGTGGAGTTGGCGTGAATGTTGATCTTGAAAAGTGCACCCAACGGCACGTTTTCCAGCACCGTCGAATTCACAGGATCGTCTTGCAGGTAGCTCGACCGGAACCCCATGGTGATTTTGCCTTTGTTCCAAAACACCTTCACCGGTGGGCGTTCAGAGCCCTGCACATGGATTTGGCCGATCACGACCTTCTGCAACGAATTGACCTTCGTAAGCCGCATTTCTTGACGGCACCAATGGTCTGCGGCACTAGAAAACAGCCAGTAGCCAGGCTCTTTCCATTCACAGCGAGTTCGATGGACGCTTTTACTAGAGGCGCCAAGTGTCGGCGCCGTCATCTGCAATGATCCATCAGGAAGCATTGAGACAACGCTGGGGCATTCGATCAATGCTCGCCAGCCAATCAGGTCGAGGGAAATAGGGTTGGTGTCGGAAATTGGAAGCGGGGTGGCGATGATGAAATTGCTGATATCTACAGTCATTGTCGATTCCTTATTTCATTTGATGTCACCTGTGCTCTGTTGAGCATTCGCTTGATGTAGGCCTACATCCTTCTGCCCACTCAGTGAATGGGCAGAGGTGATGCTTTCGGTCAGTCGTCTTCGCCTTGGGCGAGCATCTTCTCGATGTCGGATGCGGCGGGTTTCTTCCAGTTCTTGATCTGCCCGGTTTCAAGATCGATGTTCAGGATCAGGTAGTCGCCATAGTGATTGCCTGGGAAGAAGTCCGGCACATAGCCTTCGTAACTGCCCACCTCTTCCCCCTGCGAATCCTCCAGTCCGGCCGCGAAGCCGTCGCGCACCTTGATGTGCAGGCGCAGCTCGGTCACATCGACCTGCACCGTTTTCTGCTGATTGATCTGCATGCTGCTGTCTCCGGTTGATTTCCCAATGCACCCGGGTAACCAGGTGCATCAGTGAAATGTTCCGTTCTCGCTGGCTCTGCTTATCGGGTCATTCACGCGGTTCGAGCCTTTCGCTCTAGTCAGCCGTCGAGGTGGTGCTGGCGTTATGCCGCTGGTAATCTCAAGACCAGGTGAAATCAGAGGCTGTAGCCATGGATGCGAAGAACCTCGCGGTGCTTCAGAAGCTAAAAGAGTCGATGGTTGTGCAGGACGTACCTGCCCAGGTGTTCACGCCGCTTGCAATTGCACTACTCAGAGATCTAGCTGAATCCTTCAAGTCGCCCGATAAGCACTCAAAGCCTCGCGCCAAGGCGCCAAAAAAGCCTCCAGATCCTCAACCTCAAACACCCAAGCGCGCCAAAAGCCATAAGAAGGTGCGAGAGGAAGCCCGTAAAGCGGAGGCGCTCCGGGCAGAGCTGGCGGCCAACAAAGAGAAGGCCAGGAAGTATCGAGCGTGCCGAGAGTGTGGTGATCTTGTTCATGTCGGAGATCAAGTACCCCTCCACCCAGTCCGCTGTAGTCACTGCAAACGAAGATCAGAGGAAATAGATCTTGGTATCAAGACGAGATCAGCTAGCGACTTCTCGGCGATCACCGTCGTACAAGGGGGAGCACCCGGCCTGGGAAAGCGCAAATGACTGCCGACAAGGAACCAATAAAAAAGCGCGGCAGCAAAAAGCTCACCACCAAAGATCGGATCGACAAGCTGCAAAAGCTCATTGAATCCCTAGAGCTTGAATTGCCCGACGCGCCACTCAGAAGGGCAGGGTCCATCGAGCGACAGGTTCGACTTAATCGTGAATATCTCAGGATTGAGCGCATCCACCTTGCCTCGAAGATCAATCAAATCAGGCGCTACAAGGTTTCCGGCAGTTACGGTTCCAGCACTCGATAGCCTGCTTTCCGAGAAGCCCTTTTCAAGGCGCCTTGGAGAGCATCCTGCCCGCTGATAACGGGCAGGTAATCTCTATTCCTTGCACAGGCCAACGGTCGCGTTCCCGTTGATGTCTTTCGGTGTGCCTGGGGTCATGCCGCCATAAGCCATACACCTACTCACCACCACGCAGCCTCTCCAGCTACGCCCTCCGAATGAGGTCTCCTATGCCCAGCGCCGACATCAGGTCGAATCGCTGCGTACCGTTGCGCGGTACGTCCGCTGGCTATGCATCGGCCAGCTCGGCGTCCATCAGATTGTTAAAGAGCGGTCAGGCCCTTTGAGGCCCTTCGCAGTGGCTGTGTGTCGCTGCGATGGAAGTAAATTAACCGCCGGTTTCTCTATCGTCAATACCGCCGGTTAATTTATTTTTCGAGATGAGCGGTTATGCTTGAGCTTAAACTGTATGGATGTACAGCATGGGGGTGTAGCTAAATGGTGCATATGCAGCAGGAACAACAAGAGAAATATGTGATGCCAGGGATAGAGCGCCTCGGCCTGCGCGTCTCATCGATGATCAACCACCCGGTGGCGCAAATTCAGCGCTGGGTGACGATCCATCGCCTGGACACCGATGGGGATCGGGAGTGGGAGGAGGTGATGGGTTTGCTATCCGAGACGGTCGGTATAGGCATGACGTTCAACGATGATGAGTCGGTGACGCTGAGGTGGGAGGCGAGCGCTGAAGAAGATCGGCCGGTAGAAGTTTTTGAGCCCATAGAAGAGCCGGCGCCGTTTTGATCAGCAAAAAGCTCGCCTAGTAGCGGTGTGTTGCGTATGGCTGCCTAGTTGCGCTGCCATACGTCGCCAGCCCTGAACGCTATTTTCTCGTGCGCCTCTACCGAAGTAGTCGATAGAGGATGCGAGCATGTACGAAGATCGGAAAAAAAAGGCGCTCACAGATTGGCGGAGTCTTCTCTCACAACCGGAAATCCGGATGGATGCTGAAGAACAGTATGACGAACTACTGAAGATGGCTGACTCAATGGAGGCGGAGGGGGTAATTAGTCATACCGAGTGGCGACAGTTGATTAGAGATGCCAGCGTGGTGCTTGCGCAAGCGAGGGAAGGGCTGGAGGGTGGAACATAGAAGCGGGCAAAGAAAAGCCCGTGCTGGGGCACGGGCTAAAAAATCACGAAGGAGCTAAGCGCAACCTATGGCAGACGCAGTGAAAATTATGTGATGTGGTAAATAAAAAAGCCCGGCGCAGTGGCCGGGCTCTTGATGCACGTCTCCAATTCCTTTTGGATGACTGCATCGTGCTGATAAAAGTGTGGCGAAGGCATGACAAGGCGGATACGAAAAGCCTGGTGCTGGGCCGGGTTTTCAGTGAATAGACTGATTATGGATGTCCATTTTTTTCTGAATTTCTTCCGCAAGTCTTGGTGCATCGTTCTCTAGAAAGATTTCACTTTCCACAGGTATTTTTCTAAGTATGCTGAGCGCTTTATTAAAAGCAGGCTGCAATTCACGCTCAGTAGGTGGGCTAACTAAGAGATATACTTTGAATTTGTCGGTGGAGTCTTGAATGCTAGATAGCTGGCCAAGCCAGCGATGTGCCTTATCCTTAAAATAGTCACTGTCAGAGAGATCAAAAGATATTGGTTCGATGCAGTGCCAAATGCCGTTCTTCCAAGAGTGTTGGAACTCGATTTCATCGTCTTTAACTGCTATTTTCTTTGGTTGAAACTCTTCCGTCAGTGAAAAGCTCTCAAGAGTCTTCTTGAAGTCTTTCCACATGTCTTGTTCTGTACGCCTATCACGACCTGCTTTGATATCGTAGTGAGAGACGTAACGCTCGAACAATAATGTCAACTCCGAATCGAGATCTACAGAAAGACCGGCAGATATTGGGGCCCATTGCAAGGAGCTATCATCTTTCGGCAGTACTCGATGCAACAATGTCTGAAGAGATTTTATATCAGAAAACTGTAGCTCAGTATTTAGAGATTCATTAGCTCTAGAGAATTCGGATTGCACGAATTTCATCATTTTTCGAAAGTGTGAGCTATTGAGGTTAGGGAATACCGCTGAAACCCGAGCGTAAGTGTTTCTGCATTGCGCCGAAATCCATTTTTCTTTTTCGCAATATATAACAACACCAACGTTTACGAATTCTCCGGTCAGAGTGTCATGCACGTATCTCAAAACCGAAAATTCATAATTTTGGAAGTTGATCATGAAAGCACCCTCACAACTTCATTAAAAGCCTCAGTGCTATTGGTTCTGAGGTCTCGTATATAAGAGACTATCTCAGTAGCAATAACGTTCCCTTGTCCAGCCAGCCACTCATCCGGGAGAGCTGCTATGTACGAATCTAGCCTAGCATCATCGATGTTCTCAAGGCAGGTTTTCATGTTCGCTAGGTCAATGTTCTGTTTTCGAACATGGATCCAAAATACATGCCTGTCGACTGCGCTTAGCGACTCTCCACCGCCGGCTTTCCAAGGGCTTTTCCAGAAAAGAATAGATCCCATCAAAAATGCGAGCTCATGATCAATGATTGAGACGAAATCGCCTTGGGTGAGGCAATTCGGATTCTGCGGGCCACGATCATAATTGGCGGTAAACGTGTCAAAAACAAAGATCTCTGCTGCTTTTTGAATCATTGGGCCTTGTACGGGATGGGCGGGCGATACGATTTGATAGCCTGCCGCAAGCTTTGTTGATCCGAATGCGAATTTTGAGCTCGTAGAAATGAAGGCGCTGTACTCTGGAAATGAGGTACCTGCCGTGAATTGATCAGGTATTTCAACGAGAAGAGGTTCAGGAATATGGAGGCCAAGATCAGCTGCGAAAAATGCGGAGAGGGCTTCGCGAATCAATGCGCCTACGCCGCTCTCGCACCCAGAGCTGAATTTCACAATGGCTTCCGAGCGCTCACCAGCAGCATTTGCGCAGGTGACAAAGCAGGCTCGATTTCTACCATTGCCTGCTGGCTTATCAAACCTGATGGCATAAACTTTCCGAAACATTCCCAATCCTTAGGAGCCCAAGCCCCAGCCGGGCCATTACAGCTAGCTAAAAGTCGCGCGATCATACTGAATGGAACGGCATAAAGCCATCAACTCACGCTTGATCTGTGGAGCCGGCTTACGACTGCATTGTGGCTCCTCTGTCTAATGCCCAATGAGCCGCCCACCACCCAATCTTCCTACCCTCACCTCATCAGTATGAGCAAGTCAGCCCACTAGAGCGTTTGTCAGCGCTACCGCAGTCTCATCCTCGCTTGTGCGGAGACGGCCACAGACAGGTCTTCATCGCGCGCATCCCTAAGCGTTGCAGCCAAATCGAGCAGTTTCCGAACCTCAGCCTCAATGGTACGGACAGATCGCCTATTTAGTACCGAAGTGAGTGCGCCAGGCCAACTCTCGTTCCGGTTCAATGACCGTCTTCAATGAAAAGTCTTACGACTTTCACCAATCCTGATCCGATCAAGCGCCCGATTTAGGGAATCCAAGGCGTTGAGGAGGGCTTTCGCCTCAGCTTCCCGGCCATCCCCCCAAAGGCGTTCAGTCATTTTATTCAGGGCGTGGATGGATCTTTCAATGTCCGCAGCGGTTGCTGGAGAGGTATCTTCCGCCCGCTTTCTTTGTCATTTTCAGAGCTCCTGAAGCGTCCGAACTAAGATTCCGACGATGCAACGACATAACCAGTTTGAATCGCCCCGGATTCTCTAGACACCTTGCAAGCTCATTGCGTAACGCTTTTCAAACTCTACCGGTGACAGCTGATTGTTGAAACCATGACGGCGTTTTGCGTTGTAGAACATCTCGATGTAGTCGAACACATCGCTACGAGCATCTTGCCGCGTGGTGTAGATTCTCCGCTTGATACGCTCCCGCTTTAGAAGCTGGAAAAAGCTCTCGGCTACGGCGTTGTCATGACAGTTGCCTCGGCGACTCATGCTGGCAACCAAATTATTCGCCTTCAAAAAACTGCGCCAATCGGTGCTGCTGTACTGGCTGCCTTGGTCGGAGTGAACCATCACCTCCTGTTTCGGCTTACGCCTCCAAACCGCCATCAACAACGCATCAATGGCCAGATCACTGGTCATCTGCGACTTCATTGACCAGCCAACGACCTGACGAGAAAACAGATCCAGCACCACAGCCAAATACAGCCAGCCTTCGTACGTGCGAATGTAGGTGATGTCGGTGACCCACACTTTGTTGGGTTCTACGACATCGAACTGGCGCTTCAGTAAATTGGGTGAGGCGACTGCTGGCTTACCTCCGTACTTTCCAGGGCGTCGTCGATACCCTGTCTGAGAGCGCAGCCCCTCAAGACGCATTAGCCTCGCCACACGATGCCGACCACAATCTTCACCGACCTCGCGAAGATCATCATGGATTTTGCGATAGCCATACACTCCGCCACTCTCCAGCCATGAATGCTTAATCAAACCCAGCAATCGCTGATCATCTTTAGCGCGTGCAGATTGCGGCTCAGACAACCAGGCGTAATAACCACTGGGATGGACTTTCAGCGTCAGGCAAAGCCGTCGAATGGAATAGTCGCCCGCGCGCTGCTTGATAAAGGCGTACTTCAGCCGCACTCCTTGGCAAAGTACGCGGCGGCCTTTTTTAAGATGTCTCGCTCTTCAGTGACCCGCTCGAGTTCCGCTCGCAGTCGACGTAGTTCAGCGTGCTGGTCATCGTCTTGCTGCCGTTCTTCTTGAGGTTTGCTGTAGCGCTTTATCCACGCATAGAGGCTATGCGTCGACACACCAAGACGGGCCGCTACGTCAGCGACGGGAAGCTTCTTTTCGGTCACTTGATTGACCGCTTGG